CGATAGCAGCAAATAAACCTTCAGTACCAGAACCACCAGCACCAGAATCAGCAGCACCTCTAATTTGCTTATTAGCAAAACCAATTATAGAGTTAGCAGCTGTTTTCTCAGCTTCAATCATACTCATTTCTAAGTAATCAGTAAAACGAGCTCTAGTATCACCTTCAGCTTTTAAGTACCATAAGTAACCGTTTTGACCTTCTTCACCAGAAACTTCAACCCAACCTACTTGAGTAGAATCAGATCCTGAAACCTCGTAGTAATCTTTCATGATGATTGGTTTATTATCAAAATGCTTAAAAGTTGGTTCAATAGCTTCTCTTCTATCAGAACTAAATGTACCAGTAATATCAGAGTAAGACTGACCTTTACCATATTCAGAACCTATAACCAATACAGTTGCAGAAGCATCAGAAAGACCAGCAGCAGTTAAAGTTGCAGCCGCATAAGGCTCAACAGAAACTACGTTTGAATCTGGAGTTTCAACAACTAGTGCTTTAACTACAACACCAGCTTGTGCGATTAATACTGTATCGTTAACTCTAATAGCGTGAGTTCTACTTGATACATTACCAACAGTTGTATCACCGTCGATATCAGCAGTAATTGCTAATGTACCGTTTGTATCACCAACACCTACTACAGTAGCAGTATATGATAAATGTAACCTTCCTTGTTCAGACCATACAACTTGATCAGCTGTCATAGCCTCTTCAGCTCCTACTTGCGAAAGAAATCCTGAAATTGTTCTGTTTCCAAAAATCTCAGCTTCTTTCTCCATAAGATCTGGTAAATATTGTTGCGCCCAGTCGTTCGTACCATTAGTAAAATCTAAATAGTTCGATGCCAGCGTTTGTTGCGCTGGAGCTGGAGCAATAGTTCCCGCAGGAACACCTGTAATTGCCATTTTTTATAATTTTAAATTGTTATTTATTTTTGTTTATTTTAAATTTAAAACCAGAAGAATCATCACCTAATACTTTGAACTTCATACCGCTTGCTTCAATTTTCCCATGAGCTTGTCTTGGGTTCATATCTACATTTTTAGATTTAGCAATACTATTTTTCATAGCATCAGCTTTACCTTGTTCGTAAAAATGTTTTGCAACCGCATCTGCGTTCATAGCAGTAAATAAAGATTTATGATAACCCTTAGCATCTATTAAAGAATTTTTTTTATCCAAAAACTTTTTGGTGAAATTATTTAAATCACTTTGAGTTGTTTTAACTTCTTCAGCGTTGTTTATATTAAACCTATATTTTTTATCACCGACGTTGTATTCAAAACCTTTGAACTTGTCGTTAAAAACTTGATTAGTTTTTTGTGTAAAAATATCAGTATTTTTTTTAACCGCTTTTTCAGTTTCTTCTGATTCTTTATTGTACCTATTAAAAAAATCAATTGCTTTTTGTTGTTCAGGCGTAAGCTTTGAACCAGCTTTAATTTCTTCATAGTATCTGGACTTTTGCCCGTCCAAGTGGCTTTTAGCGTTGGCAACTTGCTCTTTTAACGCTAGTTTTTTTCTTCTTATTTCTCTTTCATCATCTTCTTCTTCATTGTAAGAGAATTGATCTTCCATAAGGAAGTTAATTTCTTCTGCATTTAAATGAGGTTTTGTTTGTTTATAGTATTCATATAATAAATCTTGATTGTCTAATTTACTATAATCTTGATTTAATCTAACATAATCATTTAAATCCCCACCGGTTTCCTCCATAAAATCCATTAACTTTTGAATATTTTCTGGTAATGGTTTTCCAGTGGCCTCTGCCTCAGCAATAGCTTCTTCAACTTGTTCTTCCGCTTCAGCTATTTCTTCTTCAGTAGAGTCTTCAGTTATTTCTTCTAATACTGCGCCTTCTTGTGTTTCTGCTTGCGGTTGTACTTCTTCTTGTTCTTGTGTGGACTCGGTACTTTCAGGCTCTGCAGCCACTCCGCTGTCGTCAGTTGAACTTGCTTCAACTTTTGCATCTTCTTTTGGTTCTTCATTTTTTTCTTCTTTTGGTGTTATTGGTTTGCTTAAATCAACTTTAGTAACACTATCGTCACCAGCAGATTCAAATTTAGTTTCATCAATTTGCTCAATTGTTTTATCTGTAGTTTCTTCAACTACATTTTCTTTGTTTTCTTCCATGATATAATATAATAATAATTAATAAATTTATTTAGGGTCAAAGTCACCTAAACCAAATCCTCCGCCTAGTATATCATTACCTGCAGACTCAAAGTTTTTAGGTGGTTTTCCACTATTTCTTTGTTCAATCATTTCTGATTGTTGAGTAGCTTGAATTTTTGTTCTTTCATCTTTACGATCTTCTTTTTCTTTTTCTCTTTGTTTCAAGCCGTTTGTCTCAATTTGTTTTAATTGCATAGAGTATTGAAACTCTAACTCCATTAGTTCTTTTTTCATTTGTACTTCTTGCAACATTTTTTGAGAATCTATTTGTGCTTTTATTTGTTCTAGTTGTGCCTGGCTTTGTGTTATAGCTTGATTTTTTTGAATATCAGCTTGCGCGGCAGCTTCAGCAGATTGCTGGTTTAACTGAGCTTGTTGTTGCATGTTTTGCTGTTGCATAGCTTGATCTTGTTGCATCTTCTTTCTTCTACGTATTTTAAGAAGTTGATTTGCTAATCTAACATTTTTTATTTCTCTAAGATCAATAGCATCTTCTAGCTCTATAGTTTTTTGCTGTAAAGCCATTTGTATATTATTTTCTAATATTTGTTTTTCTTCTTCATCTGGCATTAATTCTAAAAATATACCAAAATCATATAAATGTAAACTACTCATTTCTTGTAGCGTTGCTACATTGTGCGTGCCTATTGCTTGTATAAAAGCATCTCTAGTTGGTGAGTATTCTATTATATCTGATATTCTAAGTGATAAACATTCTGCTGTTTGAGCAGTTAGAAATAATCCTGATTGCAATATATGTCTTGTTGCTGTATTGCTATTTGCTGCAGCTAATTTTTGCACGCCAACTAAAGCGTTTTTATCTGGCATACTACCATCCCTAGCTTCGTTAAGGCCAGTGACATCACGCATCATTTGTAAATAATAATTATAATTACCTATCAAAGCTTGTATTTTTCCACCACCACTACCGCTTGTAATTTCTTGAATAGGTACTTTACCAGGATTCATATCGCCATCTTGAGTGAATGATCTACCAATAACACTACCTGTTTGGAAGAACATATTTAAAGCTTCTTGCGGGCTATAGTTTGTTCCGTTTCCTAAATCAATTTCAGCTAAACCGTCAGCGTCAAGATAAACACCATCAGGAACCATCCTTGACATTACTTGTTGTAGTTTTAAATGAGTTAACTGTATCATATCTGCAAAACCTGTGATACGCTTTACTAATGAATCAATTTTACCATTATATATTCTAGGCGCTACAATAGAATAATTCATTTTAACTTTAGTAAAATCACTTTTTGGCCTCATCATGTTTTTCGCCATTTCCCATTTAAGTAATCTTTCAGTACCAAGTATCATGGCTCCTTCATAAAGAGTTTCTATTGATCTTAATAATCTACTATATCCACCTTCTTTATTTTCTGGTGGATTAAATGAATCATCTTTTGGTATTATTTTATCAGCACCAGTACCAGTTTCTTTTACTTTATAAACCTCATTCATATATGTTTTATAATTAAAATATAAAACTTGAATAGTATTTGTGTCTTCTTTGTCGTAAACATGAATAGAATTATAATTAGATCTATTATAAGGTTTACTTTTCATTATTTCTTCAAGATCACTTTCTGTTAAATGAGGAAATTGTTTCGCGAGCTCGTTAACTGGAATTGTTTTAACTTCTCCAACATAATAAATATCATCAAAGTAAGGAGACTCAGTATAAGAATAAACTAAATTAGCTGGATCAACATAGTCAATAACTACACCTTCGGAAGTATTATAACCTGTTTTAACCGCACCAATACCTAATACTGTTAAGTCGTAGTAAAATCTTTTCTTTATTAACTCATAGTTATTACCTTCAAATAGAACTTTTAAAGCTTGTTCTTCTGCTAGCTCTACAGCTTGCTTATAACTTAATTGCATATGAAGTTCTAACTCTTCTTTTGAATCTGGTAAATCTTCTTTTTTATTTTCATAAAAATTCATATTGAAGTTTTCCATTGCAGCGTCGTTAAACTCTTTGGTTTGCATATCTCTCATTATAGACTCCATGTACTCTGTACGTTTTTCTATACCAAAAGGATCTTGTGAATATGCTTTTATATCATAAGTTCTCTCCGCGATACCATTCACAACAATATCAACAAACTTAGGTATTATAGGGACAGGCTTCCAGTCTAAATTTAAATAGGACAAATCACCATTTATAGATAATTCATCCTTATATTTTTGTATTGACTGCTCGCCTCTAGCGTACAATCTTAAATTATGAAATTCATTGTGATTAGATCTGTATCTATTAATACTTCTATCCTCGCTAAACCATTCTGTTTCTATTGCTTTACCTACTTTCAAACCATAATCATAGCTTAGCTTTTCAGCATCGCTTACGGTTTGTTTTGGAAAATAACTTTTCATGCCAGACTCTGCCATATTTATTATTTAATTATTTGTGAATTAGTTCCGGTATTACTATACCTAGAAATATTTATGTTTAATTTAGGTTTTTCAACCTTTACGTTTGGCGCGTATAAATGCCTATTGTTTGCCATTATAGCTAAACCAGAACTTATTGATGCGTCAAACTTTGTTCTTTTATTTATATCAAACTTACTCCAATCATTTAGTAGTTCGTTAAAATACAAATCCCCTATTGTTCCATCTTGTCTTATACCTACATGGTCTTGTATGTACATTTCAATAGCAGCCGCGTGAGCTTGTTTTATATCTTCACTTGAGTTTGGTATTCCACCTACTTCTTTTTCTGCTACAGATAACTTATTCCATATCTTATCAGGACGGTTCATACTAAAACCTCTATAACCTCTACGTCTTAAATAATATAAAAGACGTGGTTTATTATTCTCTGCTAATATTGGCATACCATAAAAAACTAATGCCATTAATACATCTTCAAAGAATATTTCAGCCGTAGGTGGTCTTGATAAGTATTCTAAAAAAAAGCTATTCGCAGGAGCGTCCTCCATACTAAACCTGGTTAAGCCATGTAATGCTCCTTTAGATCCTTGACCATCTACGGTTCCCGATATATCATAAGAGTCACAACCAAATGCTCCCATGTGTTCATTACCAGGATATTTTACACCATTTTTAAGTATTACTCTATTTTGTAATTGCTGAGATGGAACCCAACTAACTTTAAATCTACCATTTGGATCTGGATAAAATATTACTTGTGAATCTTTAATACCATTAACCCATTGAAAATTACCAGTTGTAATACCTAAAGTTCTAGACATTTCTTCGTTATAGTCTATTTGCTCATATATTTTTACAAGATTAAATATAGAGTTTTTAGTTTCATCTCTAAACGCATGTTCTTCAGTTCTTGGAAACTGGCGATAAAATTCATTTAGAGCATCTTGATCATTTTTTAATCCCTCCGCTTCATTTTGCCAATGGTCAACTACACCTACATCTATTAGTTCACCATCTGGGGCGAACACATCTGTGTCAGGAGTAGTGAATATTGGAACTCCGTACTCATCAATAAATCCTTCGTAGTTCCACTCCATTGGGATAAACAAAGAGTATAAACCAGATTTTGTCTGACCATTTCTATTTCGTTTAGTGACATCTGATGCATTGTATAATTTTTTAAAGTTATCTCCACCTTTGTCTAGGGCGTTGGAAGTTGACCCCATCATACACTTACCAACTATTCTACTACCTAATCTTAAACAGGTTTTTGTAACACGCCAATTGTTTAATATGTTATCAGGTCTTTCCCACTTACCACTTTCATCGTGAACTAATAATGCTAATTTCTCACCGTCATAGCTATTGTCACCTGTATTTTTCCAGTCAATAGTAGTATCTAAACCTTCTATTTCTTCCATCCCATCTGTAGCTGCCATCTTTTTTCTAGTAAACTTACTAGCTGGTACTCTATACGCTAATTCAGATTTAGGACGATCCATACCGTCTTGAATAGGTTTAAAGAAAAAAGGGTAGTTAATACTGATAGGTACCACTTTGTCTGTAAACATTTTTTTAGCATCAGCACCTGTTTTAGAAAGTATACCATATCTACTATCACTTGCTAAAGTAGCTAAATTAACTGTTTCTGCAGATGACATAAATGAAAACCCTGAACGCCTGTTCTTTAAGTAACACATACCGTAACATCTTTTATCTGCTTTGCAAGCCTCCCAAAATATAAAAAATAACCTATTTGCTTCTCTAAAATCAGGTGCCCCAACGTCAATTTTGCTCCATTGTAAATACATATAATGTGTACCTACTATATATGTTGGTTTACCGTTATTTGTAAACCAAAAACCTTCATCTCGTCTTTTGAACTCCTCATCTATATAATCATACCACTGCTCTTTTTTTTCTTCAGGATAATTTCTCCAATCAAATATATTTTTTAATTTAGCTAACTCTTTAGGTTGTTCAAATTTTATCCATTTGTTTTTGGGATGCACGTGCACGTTGGTCGGCACTTTTGGTAAAGCGATTCGTAGATTTTGCACTTCAATGATTTCGCCAATTGTACCATTTTTTGATATAACGATAATATCATGTTCTTTATCATATCCATATTTCCATTTTTTTCCTTTATTAAGCCTACTAATAGTAGTCTTTTTTACAGGTGTTATTATTTTAACTAAGTTTTGCTCGTACATTATTTAGATCTACCTTCTGCAAATCCTCTAAATACTTTTTCTTCTGCTTTTTCAGGTGTTCTACCCTCAAGCAAATTTTCTTCTTCTTGGATTCTGTTAAGTATTTCAAACGCGTCAAATATAGCTAGCTTTTTAGTAGCTGCTGCATTTTTTAATCTATCAGCTGATATATCATCATCTGAGTCTACAATAGGCTCTTTAGCCACTTTGATTAATTCATCAACAGCTTTTTGCCCAGCTTGGATTATATTCTTCTTCGTTTCCTTGATATTCATATTTAATTGTAATAAAATTAGATAAAACTCTATACAGTCTTTCGTTGTCAACGATAAACTCATATTGACTATTTGGTGTAAAACCAACTAGTCCCCCAACTTCTACAGTACCATCTGAATATTTAATGATACCTTGAAGTGGTTTTTCAGATTCAATATTAAATTGATCTACTGCTTTTAAAGGTTTTACAAAACAATAACCTTTTGGAGCTATCCACTCTTTATCTCTTTTATATAAAAAGATTTGGTCATGGTTTATTAAATAAGTAGATTCATTAAAATAAGCTCTACTATTTCTTTCTATACCTTTCACATCGTGCCATCTACGAAACACGTTGTGATGCACTATTAACGTGTCTCCAGGTATTATATCTGTATCACCAATTAAAGGCGTTGATATAACAGTAGCTTCTCTATTTACGTGTTGATGATTAAATATTTCAGTGTTAACAATTAACTCTGAATCACCTATTTTTTTAACATTGTTATATCTTTTCCCTTTTGGCGTTACAACAAAGTTGTAAACGCTTTTCATTAGTACTCTAGATTATATTCTACAGACACAGCCATATTCTTGTTAAAGTCCTTCCAAGGTAGTACGTCTTTATTTTTTTTAATATAAATAGAATATTTATCTTGCTCTTCTAATATATCACAAATAGTATGCCCACCATAAACTTCTTGACCTACAGCGTAGTGCATAGCGTTTTCTTTATAATCTTTACCTACAGATATTTTACGAATTAGTTTTGCCATCTTCTGCGTAGTTTATAGTTCCATCTTGTATGTTAATATCAAACGTGCCGTATTCTTTTTCAAACTCTTTTTGTAATTCGGCTAACGCATCTCTAAAACTAGCAATGCTGTGCATTAATTCATGTTTTTTAACTTCCATAGAACCTATTTCTAATTGAGTTCTATTTATGTTGTTTACAGTATCTTGAACTTTGTTTAGCTGTTCGTTAGTTATTTTTTCAGGTTTAATACCTTTAAGTTCTTTAATTTTTCTACTCGTGCCTTTTACTTTTGTTGTTGCCATTTTAATTTAATTTAAGTTAATTTTATTTTATTTACTGTGGGTGAGATTGACCTTCTATATAATCAAACAATTGTTCTCTTTGTGCAGACGTAACAGCTGTACCATTATACATTATAACGTCATAAAAATTACCATCAAAAATTCCATCATTAGGTCCTTGCGCCATTATAGTATCAACTATAACCTCTTGACTATCTTGAATAGTATTACCAGCAGCTGTACCAGTAGCTGTTCCGTCAAAATAACCACTAACGTTACTTCTTAAAAACGCGTCAATATTACCAGTAGATCCACCACTTCTAACTACAATTAAAGTTATAATTTCTTCGTCTTGCATTGCGGTTCCAAAAACAATATCATTATCAGTGCTTGATGATGCAGGATTATCTGTTTTTATTCTTATAGTAGTAGCGTTATGTTTTCTTACAAACTCACCTGAATCATCACCAACTAAACCTCTTGCGTCACTAGCGACATCAGGTTTAAATCGAATAACTATAGTGAAATCTGTATCTGCGGCAAACGTTATAGGCGAAGATAAATTCATAAACTTGTTACCTGCGGCAGATCTAATACTACCTAGGTTACCAGTGGTAGTATCCCATCTTGGTTTTTTGTTAGAAGTTGTTTGTACTGCATTTATACTAGTACCTCCAGAGCCACCCCAAAAGTCTACTCTATCAAAATTTATCATATCACCCCCGTTAGAAGTATGTTCAGGTGATAAAGCGCTACCATTACTAGCTTCATCAGCGGTTATATTAGTATTAACAGCTAACCATAATGTTAAATTACTAATACTTGCAGGTGTAAAAGCGGATTCTTCAATAACACCACCTCGTATTACGCTATTTCCTAATCCTAACATGTTATATACCTATATAAGCTATATACTCACCAGATGTAACAGTTGTTATTTTGGTGTATCTACCATATATAGTTACACCTTTAGGAAATGTAGTTGCCGTAACAACAGCCTTACCACCACCTCCACTAACACCTGTTTCAGAACCAACTGTTAAATCATGAGCGGCTGTACCAGTACCGGCGTATTCTAAACCATTACCCGCGTCGTTGTCAGCTACTAAACCGGCAGACGTATTTAGTGTTGTATCTGTTAAAAATGTAATTGCTACAAACACTTTTCCTGTTGGTGGCGTGATAGCAGAAACA